AGAGTACAGTTTAGAACTTGCTCAAGACCTTAAGGCAATCCACGGATTGAACGCTGAAGCTGAATTAGCAAATATCCTTTCAACAGAGATACTTGCTGAAATCAACAGAGAAGTTATCAGAACAATCTACAAGGTTGCAGAATCAGGAGCACAAACTAACGTTGCTACTCTAGGTGCATTTGACTTAGATACAGACAGTAACGGTAGATGGTCAGTTGAGAAGTTCAAGGGACTTATCTTCCAGATCGAAAGAGATGCTAACGCTATCGCACAAAGAACTCGTCGTGGAAAGGGTAACATGATCCTATGTTCCGCAGACGTTGCTTCAGCATTAACAATGGCAGGAGTTCTAGATTATACTCCAGCACTTAATGCTAACCTTAACGTTGATGACACAGGCAATACATTTGCTGGTGTACTTCAAGGTAAGTATAGAGTTTACATCGACCCATTCGCTGCAAACTTAGCTGCTGATCAGTACTATGTTGTAGGTTACAAAGGTACTTCACCTTATGACGCAGGATTATTCTACTGCCCATATGTACCTCTACAAATGGTTAGAGCAGTTGGTCAGGATACATTCCAACCAAAAATTGGTTTCAAAACCAGATATGGTATGGTTGCTAACCCATTCGCAGAAGGAACAGCACAAGGTCTTGGTCGTCTTGCAGTTAACGCTAACCGTTACTACAGAAGAGTTAAAGTTCAAAACCTTATGTAATTTCCATTACATATCTTTCCAAGAGACCCTTGACGGGTCTCTTTTTTTATGCTATATAATTATTATGTTTATATTTTCCTTTATACTATCATTATTTGCTAACCATCTTCCTGTCATGTACGTTCAAGTACCACAGTGGGCAGATGACTGGGCAGTATGTGCTGTAGATATTCCAGACGCAAAATGTCATTGGTATGTGATGTCACCTGACAATACGTTTGGTGAGGGATTTGATTGGGAAGAAGCACCTTGGTTTGATGCCAATGGATTGAATGATGTAGCACCCATGCAAGCAAAAACAGTTGTAGAAAAATTACAAGAGCAACACTAGGCATTTCTTTTTGTTAAGAAAAACGGTAATAGGTATAAATTTTTTTGTAAATAGTTATGTCATTGCGGAGAGAACAATGCACTAAAACCCCTCTATATTATGGGTAAAAAAATAGTCATCAGGTCAAGTAATGCACAATTTAATTTCTTTCAATCAATTAGCAGGTTCATATAACGAACCCAGTAATGATTTAATCAATGAATACTACGAGTGTCTGATCGATTGTGATGACGACCAACATATATGTAAACGCATTTGCAAGGAAGTCTTTACCTAAAAAAGTGTAGCTGTGTGATATCAAAGGGGGGTCAACCCCCTTTTTTTATGTTTGTGCATAAATACCTATATGAAAGATTTAAAAGCAGCAAAACTTATTCTTAAACGATCTAAAAAAAATCCATTTTTATACACAAAAGAGGATATTCGTTACGCTAAGAAAATTAAAAAACAACTTAAGAAAGATGCCTTATCACATCAAGAAACCCAGTCTTCTTAACTCCAGTGTCAATGTTTACTACATTGGTGACAAAAGATGGTCTGACGATTATAGTGAAAGAAAGCAGTACACAAATAATCCAACATACTTAACCAATAATACAGATGGTAAGAATGGTGGATGGGCAGGATCTACTGTCGTTACTGAATAACTAAATAACTAAAAATATTGATGCCATGAAACAGACTCCCAGACAGATGAGAGAAGCAAAGAAGGCCTACGAAAAACTCGTGGATCATCTTATTGAAGAGAATTATGCTTCAAATAAAATAGATGCAGATACCATTATAAGTGGTATGAGTGAGGAGTGGTATCATATGATTATCAACGGATAATGAAAAATCTTGACCAGTTTCTAGATGAGGCACAGTCAACAAAGTGCCCTAAAGGACACAGATATGATACAAAACTTAAAAGTTGTGTACCTAAAAAGAACTATCCGTACTATCCTTATGGTATGATAGGTAGGAGGGACGAGCCCAAAAACGGTAAGAATGGGAATGGTAATGGAAATGGTCACAGCAATGGTAATGGCAACGGTAATGGTAATGGTGGCAACGGTGGGGGCAACGGTGGCGGTGGTAATGGAGGAGGTGGAGAATGAAAACACTTCAACAATTCCTTGAATCATCTAATCCTAGAATACCTAGAAAGAAAGGACAACCAGCAAAATCTAAAAAACATTCTGACTTATATACTGATGAAGATCCAAAAGGGACGATACACGGACTCGGATTCAAAGATGAATCAACAGCGAGATCCAGTGTTGCAAAGATTAGAAAATCAAGTAGATCTCATGCTCACAAGATTCAGGCAGCAATCGCAATGGAGCAGCGAGCACGGGTGATGGGTAAATCTGCTGAAGCAGCAATTTATCGCAAATTTATTAATTCAATGAAGAAGAAAACTAAAAAATGACATCCTCGAATCGTGGCCCACTTGCGGGACAAATTGGTAATCGTAATTTCCTATCTCCTGTAGGTTTTAAGTTTTCACTTGCAAAATTTCCAAAGATATCATTCTTCTGTAATTCAGCATCAATACCAGAGATATCACTTGGAACTTTTCAGCAACCATCATATCTAAAGCAAATTGATGTTCCCGGTGAGAAGTTGACTTATGGGGATTTAGATATTCGATTCTTAGTGGATGAGAATATGGAGAACTATATGGCAGTTCATAACTGGTTGAGAGGACTTGGTTTTCCTGAGTCACCTCAACAGTTCATTGATAAGACCACAGACTCAGATGGTATTCGTGATCTAGAAGAACAATTCTGTGATGGAGGACTTCATATACTTAATAGTAATCTTCGTGACGTAGCAATAGTCAAATTTCAAAACTTATTTCCTGTATCCTTAACATCTCTCAACTTTGATGCAACTGAAACTGATATCAACTACTTTACAGCAAGTGCATCTTTCCGCTATACTGTGTATAATATAACTGATAAGTCTGGCGATTTACTATGAATCTTGACAAAATTCAGGAGATGTGGGAGCGTGATGCTGTCATAGATCCTGATAACCTACATGATGAATCTATTAAAATACCTCAACTTCATGCCAAGTATTATACGATCTATAATACAATATCACTTCTAAGAGAAAAGGCAAGAGAGCAATACAGTAAAGTTAAGTTAGAAAGACATAACTATTACACTGGTAAAGCACCTGCAGAAGTTTATGTTGAAGATCCATTTCCATATAAAATCAGAGAGAAAGATGCGATACAAAGATATCTGGAGGCTGACGAGAAACTCAGTCAGGTGGATATGAAAATAAGATACTATGATGTAACACTTAAATTTCTTGAAGAGATAATTAGAAACATATCAGGTCGCACATATCAGATCAAAAATGCCATCGAGTGGCAAAGATTTCAATCAGGATTCTAATGATACTACAACTTACACCTAACACACATCCAATACTACATGAAAGAGTGAAAAAATGTAGTTATGATTTAGATCGCCACGAAATGAGTAAGATACTTTTTGAAAACATGATTCATCATAAAGGTGTAGGATTATCTGCAAATCAAATAGGTATGTCTGAAAGAGTGTTCATAATGATGATAGATGTTGAGACGGAAGAGACAATTACCTGTTTCAATCCTCGAATAATAAAAACCTATGGTGATCAAGTTTGGTGCGAAGAGGGATGTTTATCTTATCCCGACGAGTTTATTAATGTGCAGAGACCAGATCGAATTGTTGTAAAATATGAAGATGAAAACAAAGTTGATCATAAAATAAAGTTAGAAGGATTTGCTGCAAGAGTCTTTTTACATGAATTTGACCATATGCAGGGTATCAATTTTACTCAGAGGAAAGGGTAATAAATAACTATAGGTGATCCTATAGTCATGTCTCATTTGACAATATTGAAGAAGAATGAAGTTTATCTTCAGATAGAATCAGATCCCCATGTATTCTATGAACTGTCTGATCAGTTCACGTTTGAATTACCGGGAGCAAAGTTCATGCCTCAGTATCGTAATCGATATTGGGATGGGAAGATAAGACTGTTTAATATCAATAATGGACAGATATATGTTGGACTTCTTGATAAGATCACAAAGTTTTGCGAAGATCACGGATATAGTTATTCATTTGTAGACAACGAATATTACGGTACACCATTTGAGATTAATGAACACATCTCATTTGAAGGTGTCAAGGATTATATGATTTCTATAAGTAAGTATACTCCGCGTGAATACCAAATTGAGGGAGTATACGACGCTTTAAGACATAATAGAAAGTTGTTGATATCCCCAACTGCTTCAGGTAAGTCTCTGATGATATACTCGATTGTGAGATATTATGTTGAGCGAGGTGAAAATACTCTGATAGTCGTTCCGACGACTTCGTTAGTAGAACAGATGTATAAAGATTTTGCAGACTATGGTTGG